GATCTTGGTTTCGATACTTGGCGCTGTAACGAGCGCATTCGTCTTTACGGAGTTGATACTCCAGAGTGCCGCACAAGAGATGCGGAGGAAAAAGCTGCCGGACTCTTGGCAAAGAAGTTTGTCAGCGAAACGCTCCACGTTGGGGAAACCTACAAAATAACGACCAAAGAAAAAGACAAGTACGGGCGGTACCTCGGGCTGATTAAAATCAGCGGGGACTTAACGATAAACGTTGCGCTGGTAACCGAGCGCCTAGCAGTACCCTACAAGGGGCAAAGCAAAGAAGAAATACAAGAAGCACATAAGGCTAACTACCAAGCACTAAAAGAGAGAGGATTACTATGACAGCTTGGTCTTACAGCAGCATAAGCACGTTTAAGCAATGTCCTAAAAAATACTACCATTTAAAAGTGGCGAAGGACGTTAAAGACACAAGCAGTGAGGCTATGGTCTACGGAAATCTTGTGCATAAAGCAGCAGAAGATTTTATAAAAGAAGGAACACCAATCCCCAAAAAGTTTGACTATATGGTTCCTATAGTAACCGCATTAAATAATATAGAAGGTGAAAAGCATTGCGAGCTTAGGTTTGGGGTTGCGTACGATGGTAAAGACTACAAACCTACTGGCTTCTTTTCTAAAGATGTTTGGTTTAGGGGCATAGCCGACTTACTCATAGTCAACGAGGACAAAGCGTTTCTAGTAGATTACAAAACAGGTAAGAATGCCAAGTACGCGGACACTGCGCAGTTAGATATGTTAGCCGCCGCTACGTTTACTCATTTCCCCGAAGTTACCCATATAAAATCTGCGCTAGCCTATGTAGTAAGTAAAGAATTTATAAGAAAAAAACACAGTAGGGATTTACACGCTTCTTACTACGCCACATTTGAAGAACCCTTAGAATCTTTAGCTGCGGCAGAAGAACATGATGTGTGGAACGCGAAGAGTGGGCCACTGTGTGCGTACTGTCCGGTTACTAGTTGTGAACATAACAGGAGAAGATAATGGCTAAGAAAAAACTTGGAACGCTTTACTACGACGACAGAAAGGAAGAAGGTGTTTTTAAAATTGACGAACATTTTTGGGGGGAACACAGGATTATTCAGTTAGATATTTTGCGAGACTGGGCGTATGGCTTTACTGATCTTTATAACGACACACTAGAGAATCTAGATAAGAAGGATTTTACAAATGACCAAGAGTAAACGAAATTACAAATCCGAGTATGAAAACTACCAAGGCACCGAAGAACAAAAGAAGAAACGCGCCCAGCGCAACGCGGCTCGACGCAAAGCCGAGCGAGACGGTAAAGTAAGCAAGGGTGACGGTAAAGACGTAGCCCACAAGAAGGCTATGGATAAGGGCGGCAAAAACTCTGACGGTACTAGAGTAGAAACAGCGAGCCGTAACCGTTCTTTCAAACGTGATTCCAAAGGCAACCTTGTATCTGAGACTAGTAAGCGTGAGCGCAAGAAGACATCTAAAGCATGAAGATAATAGAAAACAAATACGTGCTGCTGCGCACAAAGCGACCGCACTTAGTCACTGAGAAAGTAGAAGACTACCGCATAATCAAAAAAGACGATGATGGTTTTTATGAGCTATCCGTTAAGTGGGAACAGCACGAAGCCGAAGCACTTGCTAGTCTAGGCGTGAAATTGCCGTCTCCCATACAGAGGGATTATGAATGGACAGGTAAGCATAAGCCGTTTGACCATCAAAGAGAGACAGCTTCTTTCTTAAGCGTGCGCCGTAAAGCCTTTTGTTTTAACGAACAGGGTACAGGTAAAACCGCCTCTGTTATTTGGGCGGCTGATTATTTGATGAAGCTAGGGCTTATACGTAGGGTGCTAGTGATTTGCCCCCTGTCTATTATGAAATCCGCTTGGCAACAAGACCTATTTACCTTCGCCATGCACCGCAGTTGTTCGGTAGCGCACGGTACAGCAGAGCAACGCCGCAAGATACTCGCTGCCAATTCTGATTTTGTCATCATTAACTTTGATGGTGTCGCGGTGATACAAGAAGAGATTAGCAAAGCGGGCTTTGACCTGATTGTGGTGGACGAAGCCAATGCGTATAAGAACGTACAGACAAACCGTTGGAAAGTGCTTAAGCGTCTTGCCGATGGCATCGACTGGTTGTGGATGTTAACTGGTACACCCGCTGCGCAGTCACCAGTAGATGCCTTCGGGTTGGCTCGGCTAGTTAACCCTGCAAACGTGCCACGTTATTTCGGGCAGTTCCGTGACAAGGTGATGTATAAGATTACTCAGTACACTTGGAAGCCTAGTATTAACGCCGACAAGATAGTGCACCAAGTATTGCAGCCCGCAATCCGCTTTGAAAAAGGCCAATGCTTAGACCTGCCCGCAGTAACCCACGTAGAACGAGACGCTCCTCTAACCAAGCAGCAAGAAAAATACTACCAAGTTCTTAAAAAACAAATGGTTATAGAAGCTGACGGCGAACAAGTAAGCTCGGTAAATGCCGCAACAAACATAAATAAGCTACTTCAAATATCAGGGGGTGCGGTCTATACGGACGATAGAGAAGTTATTGAGTTTGACGTAAAGAACCGTTTGCAAGTAGTTCTGGAAGTAATAGAAGAAGCTAGTCATAAGGTGCTAGTCTTTGTGCCATTCACGCATACTATTGAATTGCTTGAAGAATTTCTTAATAAGAACAAAATAAGCTGTGCTGTTATATCTGGGAAAGTATCTGTTAATAAGCGCAGTGAAATAATTGACCAGTTTCAAACCACCCCCAACCCCCATGTTTTAATTATCCAACCTCAAGCCGCTTCCCACGGTTTGACTCTAACGGCAGCCAATACAGTAATTTGGTATGCCCCTGTAACTAGCGTAGAAACTTATCTACAAGCCAACGCACGTATCGACAGGCCGGGGCAACACAACCCAATGACCATCGTGCACATTCGCGGTAGTGAAGTAGAAGCGCGTCTATACAAAATGTTGCGGTCGAACATCAGTAACCACAACAAGATAGTCGATTTGTATAAACAAGAAATAAACGCTTGACAATGTAAAAAGTAGTTGTAAACTGACTCTCCCACTTACCAAAAGGAGGATTCTGTGAGCGACTACAATGCGTCCGAATTAGCGGGCATTTACATCAAGATGCGTGAGAAAATCCGCGAGCTTGAAGATAAGGTAAAAGAAATAAAAGAGCAGCAATCCAAAGTAGCTGACAAGATGTTAGAGCTATGCAACGAGCAAGATGCCAACAGCCTAAATACCACAAACGGAACCATAAGCCGCCGCCTAAACTCTAGCTATTGGACTAGCGACTGGGACAGCTTCTACCAGTTTGTGAAAGAAAATGATGCCTACCATTTGCTAGAAAAGCGAATACATAACGGCAACATGAAAGAGTTCCTAGCCGACAACCCTGACGATGTACCAATGGGGCTACAGGCTAGAAACCAATATGTAATAAGTGTAAGAAAACCTACCTCTAAATAGGAGATTAAAATGAGCAACGAAGTATCTATATTTAAGAACCAAACAGGCGTATCTACGCGCCGCCACAGTGCCCTAGCTGAGCAGCTTAAAGCCAGTTCAACTATATACAGCCGCCGTATTCAAACAAGTAACAAGGGCTTCTTCCGAAAGATCATTAACGGTGAGCAAGTGGGCGAGCCTATCCGTGATGAGTTTGAAGCGATCATTGTTAATATGCTACCCAAAGTCTCTCGTATCTATTACAAGGATAAGTTTGACCCTACCAAGGAAGCGACCCTACCCAATTGTTGGTCTAACCAAGGCGACAAGCCTGAAGCCGGTGCACCCGACCCGCAGCATAGCAACTGCGCTGACTGCCCTATGAATGTCAAAGGCTCTGGTGACAACGGCGGTAAAGCCTGTAGATACCAACGTCGTATAGCTATCCTGTTAGCCGGAGACACGTCGGGCGACCTTTACCAGTTCAATATCCCCGCTAAGTCTTTGTTTGGTAAGGGTTCTGGCAACGAGCATCCGTTTGAAAGCTATATTAAATACTTATTCAGCAACCGTGAAGCGCCTGATACTGTTATAACTAATATTAGTTACGATCTAGATGCTGACTCCATGGAGCTATTGTTTACGCCTGTGCGCTCATTGACTGACGAAGAATACGACTTAGTTAGCAGCGTACAAACTGCAGCTGAAGCTAAGATGTACACTCAGATCACTGTGGCTCAGACAGACGGCGTAACTAAAGCACCTAGGATAGAAGCCCCAAAGCCAAAGGTAACTCGTTCTGAGGAGCCTGAAGAAGTGGAACTGGTGGAAGAAGTAGAAGAGCCAGTAAAGCGCACTAAGAAGAAAGAAGAGCATACTCCCACTGAAGACTCTGATTCTTTAGCCTCTGTAATTGACGCATGGAGCAAGGACGACTAATGAGCTATGGCTATACTTTAAATCTAGTCTCGCTCAACAAGTCTGCCAGTGCTCGCTCGATAGGCGTGAAGCTAGGACGCACGTGCATCAAACATGGTGTACCCGTTGCGGACGTAGCTGAGCGCCTAGGCGTCAGCAGACAAACAATCTACCACTGGTTTTCTGGCAAGAGCAGGCCTTCTGAGCAGATGGCTAGCAAAATAGAAAAATTAATAACGCAGTTAGAGCGCTAGACTATGGACAACTTTGACTTACTTGAGTACGTG